ACATCTAATCATGGTTGGGGGCTTGCCATTGACGCGGCCCTAAAAGTTGATGGCAAGGTAGTTACGATTACAACGAAGCCGAAAGACTGCAAGCGCAGTGGTTTGGCATTCTTGTTGAAGGTTGCACCTGAGTTGGGTTGGAGTTGGGAATTGCAAAGCGAGCCGTGGCACATTCGTTATGTACTTGGCGACAAGCCTTGCATTGGTTTGGCATGAAATGGATGCAACGATTGCAGTTGCTTGCGTAGGAGTAGTTGGCACGGTACTCGTTGCGCTGATAGAAAAGAGTCGGCGCAATAACGAGCGTGACCATGCCATTGTTGCCGCAGGCATTGACCGAATAGAAGAAAAACTAGACAACCACATTGGCGACCATGTGCGTGCCAGTTTTAAGAATTAGGGTGGCGCAGTCATAGTTAGTCGCTGTCTCTGTGATTGCGCCACTTCATACTTTGTAAATTGGCAAGACAGGTTTGGCAAACCGCACTTCGTTACACCCATCTCGTAGCATTAAAGGCATGACAAAACAAACAGCGATTATAGAAATAGCAAAACCGACGCACGGCACATTGCCTTGGCAGTTGATTAGACACAGATACAACGACAAGTGCGTTGTGGGCAGTAGCGAAGTTTCAATCATTATGGGCGCAAACGATTATGAAACCGTAACTGACTTAGCGGTACGCAAGTTGTTGCCGCCTGTTGTTACTGAAGCAAACGAGGCAATGACTCGGGGCAATGTTTTAGAACCAGCGTTAATACAGCACGCACAAAACGAGTTAATGATGCCGCTTATCACGCCTGATGTTATGTACTTGAATGGGCGCATTGTTGCAACACTTGATGCACGAGGCATGGGCGGTGAGCGCCATGTTGTTGTAGAAGCAAAGACAAACAATCGCTGGGCGTTAGGCATGGAAATACCTACTTCGTGGTGGTGGCAGGCGCAAGCACAAATGCACTGCACGGAGACAGACAAAGTTACTTTCGTTGTGCTTGATAAACACATGCGCTTAGGACTGCAAGATGTTGTCCGCAGTGACTTAGGCATAACGCAAATGGTTGAAAGTGTTGAGTTGTTTTGCGAGGCAATTGATGCAGAGAAACTACCTGACGACACGCAATTAACAGCACCACAAGTTTCGGCACTGTTCGCACAACCTGAAGGCGCAGTTGAACTAGACGCAAATGCGTACCAGTTGATTGAAGAATGGGGCGCAGTCAAAGACGCTTTGAAACATTACGAAGACGCAGAGCGCACCTTGAAAGACAAGTTGGCGAATATGTTGCGTGGCGCAGAGTTCGGCACAATTAACAATCAAAAGGTTTTGTCGTACAAGGCGCAAAGCACAAAGCGTTTAGACACTAAGGCACTCGCAGAAGCACATCCAGACATTGCAACTGCATACACAACCGCCAGCACTTTCCGAGTGTTACGGATAACTAAATAAACAAACAACAACAAGGAGACAACAACATGAATAATTTTATGGACAGTTATGTAGATGTGGCAGAACGCATCCGCATATTCAAAGAACAATACCCAACAGGTTGCTTGCGACCATTTAATCCTGCAGAGCCATTTAAGATAATGGAAATTGGTGGACGAGAATTTATTGTGTACACGGCTTGCGCATACCGCACGCCAGATGACGCAATGCCTGCAGTTGCAGTTGCCGCAGAGCCAAGCATTGGCAAGACTTCATTTACGAAAGACAGTGAAGTTATGAACGCAGAGACAAGCGCATGGGGCAGAGCGATTGTTGCTTGCCTTGCCGCCGACACACAAAAGATTGCAAGTGCAAACGAAGTGCGCAACAGGCAACAGGACACAACACAACCCGTTGCAAGCGTGACGCCAATAAGCAAAGCGCAACCAGCACAAAAGAAAACCGCACAGGCATCCGAGGCACAAATTAAGTACATCAACTCTTTGCTTACAAGCCTTGGTGGCACAGAAACAGTTGTTAAAGACTTGACAGGCGGTACAGCAATTGCAGAGTTGCAAATCGTGCAAGCCAAACAAGTCATCAACGATTTGCTTGCAATTAAAAAGAACGAAGCAACACTTGCGTTTGACGAACACGGCATGGCGTTTATCACATACAAAGGAGACAGCATATGAAATACAGTTTGCGTGCAGTTAAAGGCAACCAGTTAGCACGAATACACTTTGACGCGGATGACGACAGAGAAGCACGAAACATGTGCCGAGAGGTTTACGACAACTTCGCACCATCAAGCGAACTTTGGACAGCAGGCAAAGTTGTTGCAGTAGCAGAGGACGGCAAAATAATCCACACATTCGCACATTGCGACAGTTGCAACAGAATTGTTTGCGACGAAGGCTGTTGTGATTATGACAACTGAACTGCAACTGTTTACGCCTTACAACGGAACTGGCGGATATGTTGAGCGTCCTGCAAGCATTGAGCGTGCAGTGCGTGAAGCACAAGATGGCACGCTGTCAAAGCGCCAGAACGACATTGTTGAGCAACTTGATTTGGCAGGCGTACAAGGTGCAACATGGAAAACAATTGGGCAAATACTTAACTTGCACCATGGGCAAGTGAGTGGTGCGTTAAGCAATTTGCACAAGTCAGGCGAGATATTTATGTTGCGTGCAAAGCACAACAGATGCCATGCGTATGTGTTGCGGCGTTACAGGTGGGCATACACAGAAGAACAAGTGTTTGACACGCCAGCAACAACACGGGCAGGCGAACGAACAGCGTTACTCAATCAACTGTACGCAACATGCCAAACAGCAAACGAAGTCGGATGGAGTGCAGGCATGCAACGAGCAGTAACAACAGTTGTTGATATGATTGCGCACCATGACAGAACAACTTGAACGCAAGGGTGACTGTGAAGGCAAACAAGACAAATGCAACGCAACTGGTTGTCCGAAGTTTGGCACTCTTGGGCGTGCTGGTAATGATGGCAAGAGGCGCATTAAAAATTGTGGCGACCCGACAGCAAGAGGCAAGCGCAACCGTGCAAAAGGTGATAGCAAGGCTCGCAGAGCAAGAAAACAATTAGGCATACAAGGCGCAAATACACGCCACGAGGAGTTGTGGGGCGGCGACTTGCGTGTTGAAGTAAAGAGTGGCGCACAAGTTGCGCCTATCTGGACACGGTATTTGTTAGCAGAAAACCAATCCAAACAAGCCAAACCAATTGGCGATGCACGCCCGTTTGCCTTAATTGCAATGCCCGACGATACAAGAGAAGGATTGGTCGTTATGCGACTATCATCATTCGCCCAACTGTTTGGCGGCTAAAGAAAACACTGGCGCTCTACAAGGAGACAAAGCCTAAAGAGCGCCAGCATTAACAGCAATCCAAACCGAACGAAAGGATTTACATGTCAAATGATATCAACACAACGACTGTTGTAGAAGCGCAAATGTATTTCGCAGTCATTCCCGAGTGGGTATTAGATTTGCCAATAGGTGCGTCAAGTGTCCGTGTGTATTGCTGTTTGCGCAGGTACGCAGATAACAAGACTGGACAATGCTGGCCGTCACGAAGAACGCTTGCTATGCGTGCTCGCTGTTCTATTGCAACTCTTGATAGAGCAATTAAAGAACTTGCCGAGTATGGCGCATTGCATGTTGCCAAACGCAAGAACGCCGCAGGCGATTGGACTAGCAATCTTTATACCGTGATGAGTTTGCCTAATGGGGTGGCATCAAAACTTGCACTACCTGCATCAAGAATAGGGACTACGGGTACACCCACGGTTGGTAGAAGAACTAAAGCCAATATGAACGAGAAACAAGAACAGCGTGTGTATCCTTTAGAAATACCAAAGGCAGAGCCAGCGCCTACCAAAGACTCGCTACTTGCACAAGCACAACAGTTTCGTGAGTTAGCCGAAACAGGTACGCCGAGGATAAGGCAAACAATGTTGAAACTTGCGAAAAGATTTGAAACACAAGCACAGGAGATTTCTAATGAAACCACTACTGATAGCAACAATTCTAATTAGTACAATTATTGCGCCGAGTTGCGCAGTGAATGCCACGCCAACCCCGGATTTGAATGTGGCAGATTATGTAATAACTGCACCACCAACAACAACAATTGCGCCTACAACGACAACAACAGTTGCGCTTGCGCCAGTTGCCAATGGACGCAAATGCAATCAAGCAACTATTGACAAGTTGGCTGAGTACGGCTTGCCAGCAGTGCCGTTTGCTTCTATTGCCTACCGTGAAAGCCGATGCAATCCGCTTGCCATTAACGCACGCTGGAATAAGCAAGGCGAAATGACTTACTCGTTGAACAAGAATGGCACATGGGATTCAGGGCTGTTGCAAATAAACAGTGGTCATAAAGAACGAATCCGCCGTGTGTGTGGCAAGCAGGCACTCGCCAATAATTTGGCTGGGTTGCTGGACATTGACTGCAACTTGGCGGTTGCCAAAGAGTTGTACAACAACGGCAAAGGCTTGTCGCATTGGCAGGCGACTTACCCATAAAAGCAACACAAGTAACGCAAGTGCTGATAAGATGACGCAAAGGAGATAGCGACATGAGTGCAAGACGAAACAGACAAGGATTGCGTGGCGTTGCCGCCACAACAATTAAAGAAGCGAGGTGCCGTGAGAATGTCAGTCAAATGCGATTGGCGAAACTGTTGGGCATTTCGCAACCACTTGTATCAAGTTGGGAGTGTGGCAAGGTTACGCCTGGGATTGACGATGTGGCACGAATTGAAAGTGTGCTCGGCGTTACTCGTGGTGCGCTGTTGTTACCAATCGCATACCCGACTGAAGGCGCTTAATACTAAAAATGTTTATGTTGGCACTCTATGAGCGACTTGCCTGCAGTAAACGACATTTGGCGCAACAGTGATGCAAAACCAATTCGCGAACGACCAATCCGTTTATCGCCTGTGCCGTTAATACAAATGGTTGAAGGCATGCCTTGTCGTGAAGCCGCCGCAATGCTTGGCGTCAATGCAGGCACATTACAGAAATGGCGCAACGGCGAAACGCAACAAGGTTTGCATTACGCAAGAGCAGACAAGATTGCGTGTCAATCTCTTGGCGTGCATCCGACGGCCATATGGGGCAAAGATTGGTGGCGTGTATGACTGTTGCAGTGTTGTGGCATGACGGCGATATAACTCACGGAACAAATGCAACTGATGTGTTGCATCAACTTTGTGGCGGTTGGAATCCAAATACAATTCCTGAATTGCGTTCTGTGCTTGCGAAGCGTGCGTTGTGCAACGAATTGATTAACACACTTGATGACGACGAGTTCTTGCAGTTGTTAGATGCCAAAGGCGTTTTGACTTACCAAGTCATTCAGTAACAGCACCAAACAGGTTAAATGCACTGTAAAAGTGGTGCTTGCCAGACGCTATAAACAGCGCCTATACTTGTAGGACGCACTTGGAAACGCCAAGCGCATGACACAAGGAGACACAGAATGCCACAGCAACTAACACCAGAGACAAGAGAGCGATACATTCGCGCACTTGCCTTGCGAGACAGCGGAAGCACATTCCGCCAAATTGCAAGCCAGTGCGGATACGCCGACCCTGCCACCGCAAGGTACGCATGGTTGGGCGGCTTGCGACTTGCAGGACGCAACACAGAAATTCCAACACGCACGCCACGCCGAGTTGGTGTGCAGGTAAACAACCGCCGTGCAACAATCACTGTGCCACAACTTGAAGCGTTCGTGCAAATGAACGCATTGACATTTGGCATTGAGATTGAGTGTGTAGGTGTAAACACAACAACAGCACAACGAGCACTTGAAGCCGCAGGCATTACCTGCGAGGACAATGGCTATC